GTGCCCGCCATTCAAAAATCACGACGCGGACGCGTCCCATCCCGCTCACGAGAACAAATCTGAACCAACTCGAAAAAACCCAGCGGTTTGAGACCAAATTGGTGAAGAATTTGGGCGTGGCGTTTGCGGCGATGCCGCGTACCAAGGCCGGGTGGACCGGCCTCTCGCCAACGGTCCAGAACAAGAAACTCCATGGTGGTGTCCTGGCCACACTCATGCTGAAGGAATTTTATGCGTCCACCGGACGAAAAGGAATTCCGATTGCAGTCTTTAAGAACCCGGCGTCCCGGAGTACGTCGCCCCGACTCGCGACGGCAAAAAATGTACAAACGCATCTCTACACCATTTTCAATCTGCACAACATGCGGGAGAACGCCGTGAGTGATGATGGATACTTTGAAAACATCAACGGCTACTTGTATATGGGCTTCGACCTGAATTTCATCGTTCCGATCGATATTCTCGATAGGGCCAAACGAGCCGGCGTGGTTCGTGGTCTCTCGGCGCCCGAAAATGCCCGGTTTCGGGAAGCGTATGCGTGGCTCCGACAACGGACGCCCCGGTTCGTGACCACCTGGGTGACGGGCCACAACATGTCATCAAACTACAACGCTCTTGCCACGTGGCAAGCGTATGTGAACAAAAAACTGTACGGAGGCAACGAACCGCATGCACTTCACGTCTCGGAGAAGTTTTTCCGCCCGCCGGGCACAGTTCCAAAATCCCGACAAACGAAACGTAGTCGCGGAATGAGTAATAGCATGAGCAACGGCATGAGCAACGGCATGAGCAACAACAGCGCTCGTCGTCGTCGACGTTCGTAGCGCGACGGCGCGCAAACTGCCCGTCGATATTTTCCGGCTGCATGGTATACGGACCGTGCATGTCGAATACCTTGACCACACACACCATCACGCTGGATTCGCGCACTCGCGACGTGAACACATACCCCACAACGAATGAGTACCGAATTGCGTTGGGCGGCAAATCGTTCAATGGCGTGGTAGGTATAACACTCGAGTATGCTGGGGTCCCACCGACGGAACGAACCATCCACGCCGCCAACAATACCCTGACGTATCGCGTGGGCGACCCCGGCACAATGGGTCCCAGACGTACCGTCGTCGTTCCGGGCGGGATGTACGCAACACCGACCGCGTTGGTGGACGAGATCCAGGACCAGATGACGTTGCATGGCGACGGAATGACGGTCACGTATAACGACGAGACGCAGCGACTTACATTTTCGGCGCCGACGGCGTTCAGTCTATTCACGAGCGACTCGTCCATTCGCCATATCCTTGGAATCAAGACATCCACATACGTCGTGGTCAGCGCGCAGCAAGACGAGACGACGCATGTATACACCCCCCACGGCACCGTGGACGTCTCTGGACCGCGGTATATTCAACTCGAGTCTCCGGACCTGGATATGCCCGTCCTCGGAATGATTGATCTTCAGAAATCACCGGCCGAATTCGTCCCGCGTCCCGAACGATACTTTGACACCATCAAATCCAAGGTGTCGAGCCTGGGTATCCGCCTCACCACGGACGGGGGTCGATTATACGACACGGGCGCGGTCGACCATTTCCTCGTCGTCAAACTCACCGTCCTGGATACGAAGCAATTGAAATTCAATCAACAGTTTGAAACGCTGTAAAAAAAACAATGTTCCTCGTCCTTGCGCGCGATGAAAACGACGGGATCGGTCGATTTGGCCGCGTTCCGTGGTCGTGTACTGCCGACATGGATACATTTCGGGCGATTACCTCGCATACAAACCACCCGAACAGAAAAAACCTGGTCATCGCGGGCCACACGACCCGCCAAAACATGCCGCCGACACTGCGCGACAGAACCCTGGTGACACTGAACCGCGACGGATCGTACGAAACGCCGGACGCATCGTGCGATACAGACCAACGGTTTTTGATCGGCGGGAAAAAGGCCATCGAGACGTACCTCGCCACCGGAAACACGTTTACGTGTCTCATATTGACGCGTATCCACGGCGTCTACGGATGCGATGTCAGTGTCTCGGATTCAGATCTCGCACTGGATACGTACCGCGTCTACGCGAAAAAACGTATCGACGGAGCGACTGTCTATGTCTACGTCCCAATAAAGGACCAGATCATCGTCCCGAGCGGTCTGGTCGACGCCGGATTGGTCCCGGACGAGACGCAATACCTCGAATTGGTTCGTGAGATTCTCACGACGGGCGAACGACGCGATGATGAACGGACGGGAGCGGGAACACTGTCCGTCTTTGGACGCCGACTGGCCTTTGATTTGGCTGATACATTTCCCCTGATCACGACGAAGCGCGTCTTTTTCCGCGGGGTCGTCGAGGAATTGGCCTGGTTTTTGAATGCGGATACGGACTCAAAAACACTGGAACAGCGCCGGGTCAATATTTGGCGCGGGAATACGACCCAGGAATTCCTGGCGTCACGGTCGTTACCATACCCGCCCGGCATTGCGGGTCCAATATACGGCGCACAGTGGCGTCATTGGGGCGGGACATACGATCCGTCAACGGGAACGTCCAGCGGCGGGACGGACCAAATCAGGAACGTGATCACCTCACTCCGCACCGCGCCTGAATCGAGACGCCATATCGTGTCGGCGTGGAATGTCGACGCCCTCGATGCGATGGCGTTACCGCCGTGCCACGTCCTCATTCAATTCTTCGCGACGAGTCCCGGTCGAGACGGGAAACGCCGATTAAAGTGCCAGATGTACCAACGCAGTTGTGACGTGGCGCTGGGATTACCGTTCAATATCGCGAGTTACGCGCTCCTAACGCACCTGATTGCAGATGCATGTGAGATGGTCGCCGACGAACTCATCATCACGTTGGGTGATTGCCACATCTACCAAACGCACGTGGCATCGATGCAGCAGCAATTGGCGCGTACACCACACCCACCGCCGACGCTGGAACTCGTCCCGCCGGAGATTCCACCAACGCCCGATCCGCTCGCATCGATCGATCGGTTCCTCGACGACCCGGTTGGTCGCGTTATGCTGTGGATGTACACCAACCACGGCCCGATCCAAATGGAGATGGTCGCGTAGCCGGCCGACTCACTCGATTTTGAACCACGCCGCGTTCGTCGTAAACATTGGTTTTTTAAAGGTGCCTGCAAGAAACTTTGAATCCTTCTTTGATTTAAAAGAACACCCGCTGGTTCCGCACTCGACGGTCCACCGCTGTTTATCCAGATCATCTTTCAATTTGGCCTCGATCAAATCGGTTCCTCGCGTCAGGTACGAGGTATACTTTCCATCACCATCACAATCTGTGGCAACGATCCATTCACCACTGGACCCGTCCTTGGTAAACTTGAACGATGCCGCGCCGTCCTTTTGCGACGCTTCCGCGGCATTACACATTTTTCCTTTGGCCCGAGAGGCATCGAAATCAAAGGCAAGGTACGTCCCGTTTCGACTCACCTTCCGGATATCGCCATCGTTAATGACGACGGCGGCGCCGCCGGAGGATGTGGACGAGGTGGACGGTACGACCACGGCCGGTTCTTCGGCGTCCCGCTGTCGTTTGCGGATAAACAAAAAGAGGAGAACGGCGGCGAGAATGAACGAGCCGGTCATGCCGGAGATGAGTACGATCGCCAGCATGGTGTACACTCGGGCAACATTTTTGCAAACGTCACCAAATCCGGATGAATTTGGTGGCAACGTGCCTTTTTTTGTGTTTACCGATTTTTCGCTACTTAGTACGTTAATCTACCTACCTACACAGCACATCGCACGGTATCTCGAACCGGCGAGCCTGGTGGAATAATGCTGGGGATGCCTTTGTATGTCGATGTACGACATGATTTACGAACTGTACGCGAGTCCACCTGTGGTGTGTGACGAGTGAGGATGGGTGTGAGTACACGGCGTTTCGAGTGTGCGTGTGTGATGCGCGATAGATGGTTCGGGATCAATGACATACCCATTCCGGAAAGCACGCGGAGGACATTGTAGGACTCGGCGAAGATCAGGCAGTTGGTCAGGTTGCCCTCGATGTTCGCGACCGCGGTATCCTCGGAAAGAACGTTCGCGAGCGCGTCACCGTCGGTGGAAACAGATCCGCTCTTCGTTGTCAGCGACAGAGTGGCGTTATCGATCCTGTTATGGTGGGTGTGGTGGTTGTGTGTGAGTGGTTGTTGGCGGTGTGGATTCGGTCGGAAAAAAGTATTTGTGTCAAGTTCCGTACCTGCTGAAATTGCAAGATCCGCTTGGCTGAACAACCTCAGACGGACGCAACGCAAACGAATAGGAGTACACGCCCGCAACCGGCTTTGTTTTCATGTGCTCGAACGGCTGGGCTTGGTTGAAGTACGATCCTTTGCGCTCGTCGAACCTGTCGTGTCTGCATTGGGTGTGGACGGGGGATGTGTGAGTGCGGAGGCGGTAATCGTGAGGCGTTGCGAGTATACTACGAATACGGTCGATACTCGACCGAACGTTGTTCAGAATTGCAGAATACGTACCCGTTCAGTTGCAATTTAGCCGACGACAGAGCGGCCCAGCGATCGTTGTCGGTTCCACGCGGTCCAACGGTGAAGGACCCGTGGTTGCTTCCCTTCAGGACCCATGCGAGTTGCTTCACTGGGTGATTCATGTTCAGCCTGATATTCGTCGTCCTGGTGGACGCTCCGGGCGAGATGGTCTCTGCGCCGGTAAACTGCGAAAATGTGGTGCGGGTGGTGGATGGAGTGAGTGATAGTTGGCGGTATACGCGTCGTTGATCTGGAAAAAAGCAATCGCGGGATGTGTATGGTATAGACGTACCTGGGTCACAGTCACGAGATACTCATGGCTCGACTGGCTGAAGCGTTTCCTCTCGGAGGAATCCAGGTAGATGAACGTGGCGTAGAGGTCCGCGGTCGGCTCGACCGAGGTATCGATACCGTTGGCGGCCATGTTCGTGGCGCTCTCGAACGTGATGTTGAGGCGAACCTGCAAGATGGGTGTAACGCGGTGTGTGAGTGAGTGTGTGTGCGTTCGCGATTACGCGGTGAGGAAACCTGGACGCAAAGCGTCACGATGGGAGTCAGAATACGAACCTCGTGGTACTGGAGTGCAACTGCAAGATGGGTGTAGAGTGGTATACGAGTGAGTGTGTGTGTGCGTTCGCGAGTACGTGGCGAGAAAAAACTGGACGTAAAGCGTCACGACGGGAGTCAGAATACATACCCAAAGGCAGAGCCAGGGACGGGCTCTTGCAGAAGAAGAAGGTCAGAGGGACGTAGAACCTCTTGACCACTCCAGCGTCACCACCGGCGGACGGGTCCTCGAAATCGACCATACGCCTGTAGGCCGCCTTCTCGTCCGAAGAATGGTACAGTTCGCTGTGCACGCGCAGCCAGTCGGAATACAACTTATCAATACGTTGTCCGCCGATCTCCAATTCGACTTCCTTGAGCAGTTGCTCAGCCGGGAAATAGGACTCGTTGGAAGCATGCTTCTTCATCGTCACCTCGACGTAAATCGTATGCAACAGATCGCCGTTCCTTGGCACTGTTACGGTGGTTCTCTTTCCGAATCCTACGGAACCTGAGAAGGTGCACTGAATCGCCTCAAGTGCGAATGAGGTGTACCTGTGTTAGGATGGTGCGTGTGATGTGTGGTGTGAGTGGGTGTTGGTGATACGAACGTCGGGTATGACAAAAAACAGATGTGTCGAGAATCCTTACCTGCGGTAGATACTCTTGAAAAACGAGATGGACGGGTTACCAGAGAGGTAAACGTCTTGACTTCCTGTTAATGGGTTTGTGTGTGTGTGTTTTTTGTCAGACGCGAATCAAAAAATCTGGGGATGCGTGAATCACGCCTGGTACAAAATCGTACCGTAAGCAACGAGTTGGAGCAGCCCGCCAGACATTGTGTGTGTAGAGTGTGTGTGTGTTTATATAGACCTAAAGGTGATCTGACAAAACATAATATTTTCTGAAAAAAACGCGCAGCATGTACGGCAACTTTTCATCTGCGGTGCAAAACAAATTGGTCGCGCGTCTTCAATACGAAGTGAAAAAGCGCGAGATTGTTGACGCGTCGTTCCAGACGCGCGTGAATGGTGTTCTGCGTGCGAGTAAACATGCCAAACTTCGTCTAGAGTCGGAGTTTTTGGTATCGACAAACCGCGGTCAATTCGAGTTGACCCATGAACTCAGGAGAATAGAACGAGATCTCGACCTGCTTGAGCATGAGATTCTCGAGTCGATGCGACAGACAAAGTATGAGATTGATCGTCTAGAGGAAGACTTTCCAACGCGCGCCTCCTGCGCATCCGCCGTCCCATCGCCATTCCACGCGTGCGGTGGCGATTTCGCATACTCATTTGCCTGGAGCAAACACTGCTGATTAAAAATCCTGCCCAGTTGTAACGAACGTTCGATGTTTCTCTTTATCACCGTCATTGTGGTCGCCGTTGTACTCGTTATGATCCGGTATATCACCGCACACGACTTGATTAAATTGTACTCGGAGACACAGTATCGAGGAACGAGCCAAGACGCACGTGAAATGTACGAGTACCACATTCAAAAAACACAATGAACCGGCTTGAGTGGATCGTCCTGATTGTGTCGGCGACGTATATCATCGCAAACATCGTGACCATGGTCACCGACTCGACCGACCGACCAACCACCCGGAAACACCCGTCGGACCCCGACCGGTGCACGGTCGAGGAACTCGATTGACGACTGCCGCGCAGAACGTCGAGTATTCTTTTCCTGCCGGACGTCATATACATACGCCGACATGCACGTTCGATCACAAACAACGCGTCCCAGACGAACAATCAAAGTCCCGGTGATGGAATATGCGCCGACCGCGCAGTGGGTGGACGAGGAAAGCGACCTTGATCCGTCATACGTTCCGCCCGAGGAAACGGATGACGACCAGTTTAGCATGGACGGGGCGTCGGACGGCGGCACGATCGATACCGACGCAGATGATGAGTATACGGACGACGACCTCGAGGATGACGACGAGGACGACGAGTTTGAGGATGCTGATGATGAGGAGAGCGAGGACAGCGAGGATGACGAGACGGCGACGGAGGATGATGAGGCAGGAAGCCTTGACGACTTTATCGTCGACACGGACGCCACGGACGAGTGTGGATCGTGTTCGGGAACCGAAACAACGTACGACTCGGAATTCGATCCGGACTTTTCATCGGCAACCGAATCCGAGTGATTTCACAAAATCTTGTCGTACGGTATCCCGTGTGGTATCACTCATAGAAGCATGCCGTACACCATTGGATCAAAATATATGGTCTGGTCTAAAAAAGCGGATAGGACACCAGGCGGTAAAACCAAAAAAGATATCGTACGCATTGCCCTTCCGGGCGGTGGATATCACTATGTCTTTAAATCGAGGCGGGCACACGGCCAGAAAATGTATAAAAAGAATCAGGCGACCCTGAAACGGTACCAATTCAGAAAATCACGTGCGTAATTTTGTACCTGTAACACCAACCATCATCACTGCATTCGAACGTCGAGGCCACCGCCTGATTTCAGGTGGACGGCATACTTTTTGGCATCGACCAGGAACCATTCAGCACCGTGCCCGATCCCGGGCTCTTCGCAGTCCACGTATTGCGATGGATAGGGACACCGTACAGCCACGGTCCTGTCCGACGACGGGACGAGCCTGACCTTGCCGTGGAAATCGCCCACTTCTTGAATTCGCCATTCCGTGGATGGCGAGACGGACGTAAACAACCGAACGTGACGATTTGCGTCATAGGAGAGGTACGTTTCCTCCTCGCCATTGTTTTTGATTTTTCCACTGGGCAAGATTGTCCAGAGTTGCGGTTTCGTGCCGGCATACGACTCGATGACGGCGTTCCCGTGACGCGCAGTAATCACCTTAAACTGTCCATCCGACTCAAACCAGTCGGCGCTCACGAACAAGTATTCGAACCGTGGATCGAGCAACATGGATGTTCGCGAGAAAAATATTGGCGGGTATCATACCGCAACATTATTCCAGGATGGAAACTCACCCAACACTGCCAGGAACGACCCAACCGGCCGCCATCTCATCCATGCCTGCCGGACTCCCGCCCGGTCTCCCGATGACTCTGGGCGACACCAACGCGTCCCAATCCACACCAACCACACAATCTGCGACGGGCCCGACCATTCCGCCCATCACTCCCCTTCCGATGGGTCCCCAACCCCCACTCCTGCAGGAGTCAACGACTGCTGCGCCGTCGGGGTGGTACGCGCCGCCAGACTTTGGCAAAAATGTACTGGGCATGTCCACCGTCGAAGTGTACGTGATTATATTTGCCATCGCAATGATGATCATTTCGGCCAGTCTGGTCGTTTCCTTTTCCGGCAAATGATCCGGCCGGCCCGACCGACCGGTAGACCAAATTGTTCTTTTTTGTTGACGCACAGTACCATGCTTCGATACATTCATTTGACCGCACTCTCTTTGATCGCGCTGATGGCGAGGACCGCACCAGCGCGCCACATCGCGCATCACGACGACCACCCACCAGACCACCCGACTGAGCACCCCCTCCAGCCCATCCAAGGCATCGGGATCATCCTCCGCAATACGTGCGACCGTTGGCAGCGCGTGATTACCGGCCTGGTGGGCGGTCCCGAACCGGTCACGCTCGACGTGCCCCGAAACCAGACCATTGCACACCTTTTGTGCGACTCACCGTGGGCCTGTGGTTACGATGGCACGTGGGATACGCCCAAGGCCCACTGGCTCGATGCAATCATCGAGACCCAGGATCGCCGTCAAGTATACGATACGCTGACCACCAGCGGAAGCGGCGGCATGGCGTCGTACTTTGTCATTGATTTGTGTCCGACCGTGTAAAAACAACGACGCTACGACGTTACAATTTGTAGTAGAGGATCAGACAACCAGCGAGAAGAGTTGGGCAAAGTTGCCAATGTTCGAGGTATCGATGCCCAGTTTGCCAGTCACCTGCCGGTCCCCAAAGAGGACTGAGGCGTGCTCGAGTTTCTCGTTCTGCAGACGGAGCACGTGCTCATCAATCGTGCCGTTTGCGACGATGCGGTGCACTTGGACGACATTGGTACACCCGAGGCGGTGGGCGCGCGAGATGGCTTGGATCTCGAGGGATGGTACCCAGTCCAGGGAGGAAAAAATCACCGTGTCGGCCGTCTGCAGGTTGATGCCCACCCCGCCAACCGTGATGTTGGAGACCATCACACACTTGCCAGTGTGCGCGTTGAATGCATCCACCATGGCAGAGCGCTCGGCGCCACTCGTTGCCCCGGTCATTTCCCAGACGGGGATACCCTGACGCCTCGCCAGTGCGCTCACCAACTCCACCTCCTTTGTGAAATGGCAAAAAACGATGGCCTTGGTACACTCTTGACTCGACAAGATATCCGCCACCTTGTCGAGTTTGGTCGAGGAGGTCCCGTTGGCGTAGCCCGCCCTGGCGGATGAGGAGACGTGGCGTTGGACCGAAAAGGTCGAGATGTTCGTCCTGCACATGGGACACCTGTTGTCGATGGAGCAGGCGGCCACCAGGCACGACTCGCAGAAATGATGTCCACACTCGGTGCGGCACGGCTCCTTGCACGTATCGATGCAAATCGGGCACACATCATCCGGTGTGGTATCGTGTTTGTTGTCGCCAAAGATGGAGATGGTGACTTCCTCGATGATGGAGGAGATGAGTTGCGGCGAGATAACCATCTGCTGCAACTTGGAGATGATGGCAAAGATATGCCGAAGGATCTCCGCACGGTTCTCACCGTTGTGGATGGCTTCCTCCCCGGCGCGGACGGCCATGCGCGCATAGCGAACGATGTCGTTGTAGATACGCTTCTCATTGTCGGTCATGTCCACGCGGTGCACGTTGACGCGGCACGGGGGGAGCCGGAGACGCTCGCATTGCGCACTCAGTTGGTCAAAGGTGCGGCGGAGCATGTACGTCGAAGCGTACTCGGCCATATCCTCGCGGCGCATGCGCAGAACGTCGGCGCCAACCCAGCGAAGGAGCGACCCAAAGTCGGCCGGGCGGCCCATGATGGGTGTTCCGGTGAGCGCCCAGTGGATACGTGCGCGCAAGTCGTTGACTCGGCGCCTGGTGAGTGTGGTATCCGTGCGGATGCGGTGCGCCTCGTCCAGCACAATGCGATCAAAGTCGATGGTCTTGAGGACTTTGGAGCGAATGGCCGTCTCGTAGGTCACGACGGTGACATCGGCTTCCGTCACGCACTTCCTGACCGGGTTGGCGCGATCGGCCGGGTCGGCACGTCCGTCCCCGATAAAGGCGTAGACCTTGAGGTCTGAAAACTCCTCAATCTGCTGAACCCACTGATCCTTGAGCGATTTGGGGACGATGATGAGGGTCGTATCGAGTTTGTTGGCGTCGATGACGAAGATCGTCTGGATCGTCTTGCCGAGACCCATCTCGTCGGCAAGGATACCCCCTGGCACCTCGGCGCGTTCGCGAGCGAGCATCCACTCGGTTCCGGTATGTTGGTGCGGTGCGATGAGACGTCCCGTGAACATTGCGATCAATTGTTTTTGCGATCAATTGTTTTTGCGATCAATTGTTTGTGACGCGGTGAAATTAACGGAATTGATTTTACCGAATTAAGTCTGGTGCCGAAATCCGAATTCGGCGCCTAAATACTTTTTTTTCTATACCCTATCTCTGCATGGGGATTGGGACATACCGGAGCCATACCAGGACCACGTGAAATGAACGCAAGCACAGGCTGCGTGCCACGTGTCCCGGGTTCGATTCCTGGTCCGAACGGGTACCAATGTCCACGTGTCCCGGGTTCGAAACGGGACGTGGCCGGTCCCCACCGCCCAGAAACCCAATGGAGGACCACTCGGCCTCATAAAAATAAAAAGTATTTCTCTTCTCGACCAAACTCTTCCAGACCTCGACGGGATGGCGCGAACGGTTCGTCATTGTCGTACAGACGAAAAACGATTGATTCGGCAAACCCGTCTCGAAGAAAACGACCTGTCTCCAATGGAGAGTTTGGGGAAAAACGACTCGTCTCCAATGGAGAGTTTGGGGAAAAACGACCTGTCTCCAATATGGAGTTTGGGGAAAAACGACTCGTCTCCAATGTGGAGTTTGGGGAAAAACGACTCGCCAGACAGTGGAAACAAACCGCTTGTTGCCACGAATGTCCCGTGTCCTCCTCCGGTATTCGATGTCGACAATATGCCGGACGACGAATTCATGAACGAATTGTACCCCTTGGACCTGGAATGGAATGTCGACGATCTGGATATCAACTGGCGTGAACTCGATGATCTTCTTTTTCCTCTGTACCCGCCGAATCCAACGATCAGCGGAACCATCGACCGTACATCGTCCGAACCCGTCCCGCTCATGGCCCGTTCATCGGGATGTATCGATACCGAATCGGCGTCGTTTCCTCCACCGCCGTCAACCATCTTGGTGTACGGCAACCACACCGTGATTGCAACGGACCTGACGTTCCAGCGTGATCCGGATCGTGAACTCGTCTCCATCACGTTCAGCGGCGCTGTATCCGAGAGGATCAAGGCCGTATACGCGTTTTTGGTCCGGGATGACCAGGGGACGGTGTGTTTCGCCATCTCGCCGATGTGGACGCCGCCGACAATGTATGCCTCCCGGATCGGACCATGGACCGAATGTACGCTGCAACTGCATGACCAGAGCCGATACTCGGTCATCATGACGAGTACCGAGTACACCGATCTCGTCGGGTACTAGCGGGTGTCCGTTTGCATTGAGTTTTTTTTTGCACATGAAAAACTCGCTCGTTACATGTACACTTCAACAAATGGAATCATGCGACGAACGCGCCACGTTTCGTCGAGAATAACCTTGTACGCGTCACTCGTCCCGGCCGCCTCGTCCATCACGCGAACAACCACACCGTCCTCCAAAACCTCAATCTCGCCGTCGACGTCATCGGCAAAGTACCGATCCTCACATGCCTCGACGAACGCATCGACGTCAGCGGGCGGTCCGCCGGCGCTGGCAAAGTCGTTGATGATCTGGTGGATGAGACGGGACATCATTTTTGCGATCAATTGTTTTGGGTATCGCGTCCGAAATCTGCCGAAATCCGGGCGTGAAGAATCGAGAATGATTTGGAATGAGCCGAATCGAGCATTCGGCCATGGACGGTTTCGGTTACATGGCTGATTGCAGCGATTCGCGCAATTGATTGAGAATGGAAAATCGTAGACTGGCCCCACCGTGATCGAATCGTTCATCGTCGCGTGCGCGTTTAAGGAGTTGCAGGACAAGGAACAACTCATCATTCACCTGTGTAAAGTTATCGTCAAAAAACCCAATGGAGACGGCAGTCCAGTAAATCAGCAACTCGATGATATCCTGGCACGTCATATACGCCCCGTTCTCGGACCGGACCGGGACTCCATCGAATGCGGTTTGTGTGGCCAGCGTGATGCAGGTATACAGGTACCGGATCAAGCATTCAACCTGGGCGCGGGTCTCGATCTCGATGTGGTCATAGAACAGAAATCCCGGCGGGTCTGGTACACGACGATGTGCCCGCGCGACGTATCGCGGTAAATGAACAAACCGCGGAACGCGCGCATCAATCTCATCGGGAAATTCGCGGAGAAGGTACATGTTTAATCGCGGAAATGGGGGATTGGGTGGTTTTTTAAGTGATTAGATGGTTACACGCAAAGGTACTTTGAGGCATACGTGGGTGCATCGGGTATAAAAGCCGCCGCGCGAAAAGCCGGGGATCATTTCCCATGAGGACTGTATAGACGCGCGACATGTCGCTTACACTCGCCGAGACCAGAACAATCTCCAAGGAGATCGCATCCGCGCTCGAGCCGCTCCTAAAATGGATCGCGGTTGACCGTGCCATCGAGCGGGGCGACAACGCGGACCAACTCACACAACGGTTTCCATGGCTGGATCTGGTCGCGTCCCCGGTCACGCCACCTCCAAAGCCCGAGCCCCAGCACCCAGATATTCCGGACGCTGTGCTCGATCGTATCTGGACGCTGTGTCATTGTGTTCTCATTCCCAGACAAGTCAACACCATCATGTCGCTCGTATCTTGCGCCGAGAACAGATCTTGCAGGTGGCCGCTTTTCTACAACTACATTGAGTTCGGACCAGATGCCATCCAGAGTGGGCGTGGGTATACCACCACCATCTTCGGTGCGTGCAGCGGGACCGGCAGTCTGCAGGTTATCTTCGAGCACCTGGAACGCATCAATCCCGTGCACCCCCTGGTCACCAAGTACGGCACCGCCATCCGTTCGGTCCGTGGCGGGGATTTGACCGGCATTGAGGGGCTGGCGCACGTTGGCGGGGACCCGACCCTGGCCGTCCCTGATTGGTCGAAGTGGGCGATGAACGGACGCACCCATCTCGACCACATCGAGGGCGACCTAGCCCAATTACCCCTTGACGATAAAGAGTGGCAGGAAGCCGTGTGGATGGCGTTCATTGATCTAATCTGGGTCAGTGCGGAAGCCTTTTGTGGCAAAACGGGACGATGTGTGGACCGCCCGGGGCCGGTGCTCACCACGGCCCTCGCGAGAGGTATTCTGATCGATACGTCACTGAATCACGGCGACGCTTCGTATTGGGACTCTGCGCCCACATGGACGGTGATTTTCGACGAGATGACATCGCACCCGACCACCGAACTCGCCTGGCTCGCCGCGTTCCTGCAGGCGAGGAAACGCGTGCTTAAGAGCGGGTTTAAACAACTCGACTGGAGCCTTTCAGGCTCGCGGTGTGATATTTGGTTGGATCTTGTTGCTCGCCGAAACGAAACGCTCTCGCGACCCATCATGATCGCCAACAGCAGCGCCGAGCCGCATCCCATCTGGCCCAATGGACTGATGCTCGGTTGAGAATTGTTCATTCCAGACTGTAAAAAACTGTCATGCTCCAATACTCGTCACAATCAAATCAAACAAACAAGTTCCGTTCAGTCCACAACCACCACACAATTGATCGCAAGATGCCATTAATTGCTCGCAGAGTCTCCCCCGCCGTGATCGAGGATGCCATTCGGTCATATCGAAACTGTCGCGTTGGTGCGACAGGGAATCCAGCGGCCCGATGTTCGCAGTACCAAGCCGACGGCTTCTTTGGACAGTTTCTCTTTTGTCCGACCGCGAACGCCAGGTTCACCGAGAACCGTCTACTCGCGATCTCGAAGCGGTGTGGAAACGCTCGTAAAAATGTCCAGTGTACATCAAATTACGCACCAACGCCGGGGTTCGTGTACGTGATTATCTTACCCCCGAGACCCATCGCCCGTTGGTAAATCACATGTAACAATTTTACAATTTTTTCAAACTTGATCAACTTGTTCGAGAAGAAGGTACAATCTCGGTGCGTCAGTATAGTACAGCGCCCGGACGGGACCAGAGTATCGCTGCATGTACTCGGCCTGTCGATCGACGACCGGTCGTTTGCAGATGACCGAGCCGAATTGGTTCCGGATGATTTCTTCGTCGTACTCAACGAAGAAATGGAGTGTTGGCGCTTTACAGTCCAGTGCGACGAGGGTACCGCTGGCTTCGATCGAGTAGTGATCAGGAAACTCAAGCAGATCGGTTACCCGAGTGCCCCGGATCGTTTGTATAATTTGGGTCGGGGTCCGGGTCCCGAGTGAGGTATGAAAGGGAACCGATAACATCGGACTGCCTCGAATTGATCGCCATTGCATTGTACCGCTAGACGTTATAAAAAGTATTTGAATTGGACAGGTTGGAGTTGGAATTCAAACGACGTCCTCCTTTTGCGGGCACCCGCGCGGGACTGGCAATCCGGCGTTTCTTTCCGTTTGCGATGCGTCCATTGCCGGATGGTGTCACCCGACGCCCCCGGTTTTGTTCCGCGAGGACGAGCAATTTGGAGAGGCGTTCAGCCTTCAATTTCGCGTTCTCGGCTTCACGGCCGCGCGCGGTAAGCCTATTCTGCAGATGTGTGATTTGGCCGATGTAAAAGTTGACGTTCTCGGCCTGATGTTTTTTGAGTGTATGAACGTTGGTGCTCACCTTTTTCATGGCCGCCTCTGCCTGGCGCCATTTCTTGGTCGCGCGCGTCTTATTATCCGCGGCGACTGCCATGTTATACTTGGCCCGCTCAATGTCGCGCGTCAGTGCGTTTGCGCGTTGTGTGGTTTGTTTCAACCGCTGCGCCACGGACTTGACGTTCTTGGCCTGGTTGATGGTCATTTTTCGCACATTGACGGTATTGGTTTTCAGCGGGAGAATGGGTCTGTTTTCTTTCCGCATGGTCTCGCGTTCGATCCAGGTCCGCTGTGCCTTGATATAGCCACTGACCCGATCCACGAATTTGGGACCCATGTTTGTCGTCAACTGAAACATGGATACACGTCGTTTCTTCGGCACCGCCTTGACCAAACGTTTCCATGATTTGTACGCGTCTTCATAGTGGGAGATATACCGCTGCATCATTTTGATGGTGGTATCGATGTTTTCCTTGATGGTTTTCGAGACGCGGGAATTCATCGAGGGTCTGGCTCGACGCTGGACGGCTCGATATTGCGACAAGTTAAACTCGAGTACACTGATTTCTTGCGACAGCATTTGCGCATACTTGCGCGCCATGGCCTGGGTCACGTTCTCGACCACGGGTTGTGCCGCTTTCTTTTCGGCGATGTACCGTTGCCACGCCTGTTTCACGGCGGGGAATGTGGTTTGATTTTGCATGAACGGTGGGAACTTGGTGTGTTACATGAGGAAAAGATTTCGTTTTGTCGTCAGTGCAATAACTTGATACCCCGCTTCTTTTTTTCCCGAAAGCCGGCGTCTTCCTTTGATTCGTCTCGTTTGAGTTTCTTTGTGCTGAAGCGGTAATAGTTTTCGCTTCCCACGCGAAACTTTTTGTGATCTTTGGCTTTGTACCACGAGATGATATCCGACAGATCGGTGGAATGTGCCGCGTTATCTAGAATCAACGTCCGGTAGTCTGTCGTACAGTTATCCATGAGTTCGTTGAAGAACGCGAAATTGGGGAGGAGCCCATCAAAGAAATTTTTAAAGAGACGTTGCCGGTTAACGTTATCGCGGAGCAGCATCACGTAATCGACGTTGCTCCGGATTGCCGGACTCATGTCGAGGGCGTACTGGAGCGCAATGATGACGGTTATTTTATAGTGCCTGCGTGTTGGGATGGTGCGTGTGACGGTGGTGTGAGTGCGTGTGGGCGATGCGAACGTGGGGTATGATACAACGCAGATGTGTCGCGAATCCGTACCTGCCGTTGAGCGCCAACTGCCGGATGACCGAACGGTTAAAGATGGTCTTATTATAGGCAACGTCGTCAAGGATCACAAAGACGGGTTGGACCTTTCCAGCCTTGGTGAGTTTTTTTTGCGTCTCGATGAGACGCTCGAGCGCGCTCTCATCAAATTCATGATAGATGTAGGCTGGCGGGACGCCCATATCCTGATAAAACCCATTCGCTTCTTCGGTGGCGCTCATCACGATCCCACCGACGAATCGTTTTCTCATTTGGTACATGAGATCTCTCACGAGAAACGATTTCCCGCTTCGTCGTTTGGCGATGGCAACGATGACGGGTGAATCCGGCATCGTTTTCGGGTTGAACTTCTTGATTGAGAAATTCGCCGAGGTAGACGCCGACATCGGGGATGATGATTTGCAGATACCGACTGGATGAGATGACTACACTCACAACATATTCTTATTCTACTGATTTCACGCAGTGCCAACGACTGATCCCACGATTTTGCGATCAATTGCGGACGGACGTAACGAAAAAGAAAACAATAGAATGGGCGACGTGTGCTACGTATGTCTCGACGCCGGTGACAATCTGATCCGGTCACCGTGCGCGTGCTGTGCCCCAGTCCACAGACGCTGCTTTATCCAATCACTACTGAAAACGTCGTTCAAGTGTACGATTTGCCAGACAAGTTGTCGGCATGTCGTTGATGACCTGCTGGTGAAAATACACCAACGCATGCGAGCCGAGAGTTGTCCGGCCGCGTACGAGCGGGACGAACGGGAACGGGAGGAGCGGGAACGCAACGAGATGCTGGATCGCCACGCGCGGGAGATGCGGGAACTGTTGGCTCGCCAAGCCCGTGATCAAGAAAAACGACACGAACGTCGGAACAAGTATGCCGCCTCAGTAGTACCGACCCACATGTAACAACAAACCAAGCAATGCATCACTCACGAGAACGCGACCGGCGAGGTACGGCCGATCGAGGAGGAGAAAGAGCCCGGCGGCAAGGTAGAGCACGGCGTGAACCCATCGCCACGACGCCCACCAGGTCACACCACCCGCTTCGCGCGCACCAAGTCGTGTATTTGACAGGTACAAATACGAAAAGCCCGCGCCGATGGCGAGGAGGATATACGCGAGCAGGGGGCGCATGGCGTGTCGGGACGCGGCCCATGCCAACGCGAGTCGTGCGGGGATGCACCCGACGAGAAAGAGTGTTTTTGGGTCCATCGTGCGTGCGTGTAACATTGGTCAAGAAAAAGGTACAGTATCGGCAACGACTCGGAGGAGCGCTGCTTCCTTCATTTTGGCTTCTATCATGACATCGACCCGTCGACCGAGTGTATCAATCCGGGCGACGTAATCCGAGTGTGCGTGCGGTTTCCGTCCTTCTTGTGATTCGGACCAGTGGACGACGGGACGTACGCCCGGCGGCCAGGTGGCCATGGCCAAATCCACGGCGTCGTCTGCACTGATTCCGCCATCACAGAATTTGTGATGATGAAAATCAAAGACGATGGGTACGCCGCACATGGAGTGCAAATCCATCAGATCAATGACCGAAAAAAGATTGGGACGATCATCGTTCTCGATGGTCACACGGGCGCGGCACCGGTCGGAGAGTTCGAGGTACCGATCCGCCCATCGGCGGAGCGTTGTATTTTTATCTCCGTACGCGCCACCAACATGGATATTGAGTTTGGTGTACGGCGACGCGTGGTCGTAGCCCATTTCGTCGAGCAGCATACTGTGCACTTCCAGTTCACGTTTCGAGGTCGCCGCATACGCTGGATCTTTGGATGCCAACTTGACAAAGTGGTCTGGGTGAAAGGTCACGCGGTGTCCATGCTGGCGCGCAAACGCCCCGGCCGCACGGAGCGCCGCGCGGATTTCCGGCCACGCGGGGTCCGCGGTGATATCGTACTCGGTTTTCCATGGAATGAGATCGGACGACATGCGGAAAAACCGAATCCCGCGCGATTCGTTCCACTCGAGGATCTGGAGCAGATCAATACAATTTTTCAGCGCGAGTTCGCCGAGGAGGGTCGCCCCCTTTTCCTCGATGGATTTCTTCCGACAGGTCCGGGACATAAAGACACCACGCGTCCGTAGCGCGGTGCAGATGCACGCGTACCCAACTGGATTTCCATCGATCTTGACAGTCTCGACGGGGTGCGAGCAATTGTCGAGATCAGTATTTGATCGCACACGTTTCATGGTACCGAAGGACCACCGACCGCGATCAATTTTTAATGTTTTTGTATGGTACGATGTCCGACTCGAACAATTTATTTTATTTTCTGGTCGCGATCACGCTCATGTGTCTCGCCTTCCACGGAACACGCCCAGCCGAGTTTTTTTCTCAACTTGACGAAACGCAACAGCCGCGTCGATCTACCATCTTTGTCTCGGTGGCCTCGTACCGGGATTCCGAGTGCTCGAAAACCATCAACGAACTGTTTAAGAAGGCGTCGTTTCCGCACCGCGTGTTTGTCGGGGTATGTGAACAGAATTCACAGGATACGAATGAAACGTGCTCGGGTGACCACGACCCGCAATTTGATAAGAATATCCGCACAATCACCGTCCCGCACACGGAGGCCAAGGGACCATGCGTCGCGCGGTATATGTGTTCAACGCTGTACGGCGGCGAAACGTACTTTATGCAGATCGATAGTCATACTACCATGATCACCGGCTGGGATGAACGGTGCGTGACGGAAATCAGTAAATGCCCGCACCCCGACCGGTCGATTCTTTCAATGTACCCGAACGACCGGGACAAGTATTCGGAATCCACCACCGATGTGCCGGTGATGTGCAGTGGACAATTTAATCAGTCTGGACTCCCGACATTCAAGGCAGCGATGAAACCGCAGTCCTTTTTGCACGGTACCCCGCGGCCGAATGCGTTCATTGCGGCCGGGTTTCTGTTCGCCCCGGGTGATTTCGTCCGCCTGGTTCCATTCGATCCGTCGTTGGTACACCTGTTCCAGGGCGAAGAGATTCTGTTGAGTGCGCGGGCGTGGACGTCAGGCTTTGATATTTATACGCCGAGTCAGAATGTCTGTATGCACCACTACCTTCGTCCGAAAGAGAATAAGAGTTGGAACGATGTCGACCAGGCAACGTACCAATCTCAAAAGGCGGCGAGTGAATCGAGGGCGAGACGATTATTGGGATTGGAAGAACCGGTCATCACCGATGATCGGTACGGGATGGGGTACACGCGGACGTTGCACGCGTATTGGAATCACGCGGGCATCGATCCGCATACGCGCCAAGTACATGGCGACTTTTGCAAATGAGCAGACAGGCTACAGCATTTTCCAGGTGACGACCCGTTCGCACGCGGCGCGATCAAGGTCCGTGGACCCCATATCGAGCAACTCGAGAAACATATCGCTTCGTTTCTCACCGTTACTCGGCGGGGAATTATGATGATTTTTTGTGGCGGAGACGCGTTTCCAGCGTAAAAAGTCGCGCAGGAGTGCGGATTCGCGTTTGGGCGATGTGACCTGGTTCTGTTCGAGCCATTTTTTGGGACACCATTTTCCGCCGATGCCTTGATTGATCATGGTATCGACGACGGCAGCGATGGTTAATGGCGTTGGTGACGGAATACCGGCGTTCTTTAACGCGTCCATGGCTTCGTAGATGTAGCCGCCCGGACGACACAGACATTTTAATTGGGCTCGAACAAAGCGATCGGCGTCTTTTCCCTTGAGCCGGTGGATTTTCCGACAGAATTCGGATGCTTTTTTTGTGTCCGTGGTCAAGCCGCGCGCGAGTCGGGTCAAATCCACGCCGCCCATACGTTTATATCGCGTGGCGAGGGGATGAAAATCGCCCCACGCGTCTTTGCCTGAATTTGCGGTTGTAAAGCCAGCGAGTCCGACGGTGACGCCGCGCTGTGGTCCATCATACTTTAACCGCTCGGCGTAGAAAAAAACACTTTTCCCGTCACTTGAGACAAAGGTTTTTTCCCACGACTGGTTATTGTGTTCGGGCTTTGACAGGAGGAAAAAGATGGCGGTGATCGTGTCGATTGATGTGATGCCCGTACACTTGGTGAGGACTTGACGATTTTTCGAGATGAAGATTTGTTGTGGTTTGGTGTACATGCTGCTGGATATACTGTACCACAACAAATTTGTTTGTGTTGACATGGAAACGGACTCAGGATCTTGCCTTACGCAACACTTCAGCCGCCTGGTTTGGGGTCAATCCCCGAAGACGCTGTTTCAGTGCATTTTGTGCGCTTTTCCGCGTGTTGTTCGATTTGGCACTCGTCTGCGAAAACTGTTCGTTTTTCGATTGCTCTCTTTTCATCCGTTGGTGGATCATATTGAGAATCTTGTTTTTCTGGTTCTTCGTCATGGCACTGAAATCGAGTTTTGACCCCCGCGTCGACGTCGACCCGGCTTTCTGCGACCCGTTCTTACGATTCGACCCGGGACGTCCCGTCGAACCGACAATCGACGGTGCGGTTCGCATGCTTGCCGTGCTCGTTCCTTTATAGTTTCCACCACTGACCCAACTATTGACGCGGGTCCGTCTATTATTCTTTGGTGTGCTGCGTAGCGTGTTTTCGCGAAGGGACGATACCGAACCAATGGCATGTTGTCTTCGCAGCGGCGTACCAGATCCGGACCGAGTAAGTCCAACGGACAGAGTATTCCAGTTATCGCCACTTCCTTGCACCCGCCGGAGATGATTTTGCATCACCTTCTTCTGGTACTTGTCTACGGACATACCGTGTTCACGGGCCAGTTTTTGGATGGTTGCTTTTGAAATGGGCACATTGGAAAAGATATCCGCCACATTGTGATGTTCACGGTGATGGGCGTGTGCTTGTGCCGTCCGCCCGGTATGATTGGTCTTTGCTGCGTATGTCCGCCACGTGTCTGTGCCGAGTTTCTTCCGGATCATATTCCTGACCTTGGACGCGTCCTCGGCGCTGCGCGCGTGCGCGGCGGTGATGTGGGTGACGCAGTGTCCCGCGCGATCCGAGGTACACGCAAACACGTGCGACTTGGACTGTGCGCCCGCGACGATTTTCTTTAGGTTTTTGTCGTACGCGCCTCGCATGCGGTGATGGAGGGCCACTTTGGTGGCAAATGCGACGAGTTTGTTTCCATCGGTATCAAACTGGGTGATGTAATAGTTGCTTGGGATGGTGCCAGTGATGAGAATACCGCCGACAATCTGTTGATACATGCTTCGCTGATTATCGTTCAGGTCTGGATGCATTGCGTTCTGTGTCGTGGTGAATGACGTCGACGTCCCGAGCGAGTAGGTTGATGCCATTGTGGGATGCTCGTCGTCGGGTACTATACCCTGTATGCAAGATAATGTTGCCGATAGGGTATAGAGTCCATACCATGTCGCGAATTTCGAGGGGTGCGGGTTTGCTCATGGCAAACTCGTTTTTACAGTCGTTGATGATGTACCACATGGTCCTGTTTATCGTGTTTGTGAGCATCTACAGGTTCATCAAATTTGACGAGCATTTCACCGTCGACAAGACCCCGACGATATCGCACATCGCGTACTTTACCCTCTTGACCCAAACGACCGTGATGACGGGCGAGATTACTCCAAGGACAAAACTTGGCAGATCACTGTTGGCGACACACGTATTTCTATCGTGGTTCGTGGTGATCCTGAGCGTGACGCCAATCGGCGACGCCCTGAACACGATCGGCAACACGGCGAATATCGAGTACTGATGAGCCGCTGCGCGAAACCGACAATTTCATAATGTTTGTTTTGTTTACGCAGAGCAATGGACATCACCCTACAGAAAACGCCGTTCCAGAAAAACATCGATGTTGCGATGAATGATACATCATCGCCGGAAATTCAATTAAACCGCGCACGATCATCTATCCCGCCACAACCGACGCAAACACCACAGCCACCGCAGCCGGCGCCAACCGTCCAGGCACCGCTGGGCGCACGTCCTCCGGACCAGACGCGCACGGTATCCGTTCCACCCGCACACCCACAACCGCGCCCCCCACCATCCCGCGCGCCAGAGGCCGGATTCGATATGTTCCAGGACATTGCGAACCAGGGCCGCGTGGAGCAGGAAGATTCCGACGGATCGGCCGGGTACTCGGACGATGGCGAGAGCATGGGATCGGACGATGACATGGACGACCGTCCGCCGATGGGTGACGTGAATTACCATGGGCAGGGTGGTGACGACTACCCCGAATCCGAGGTGGCCGAGTACGACCGTCCGTCGCCCGGGTTTGCGACGATCGAGGAGGAACGTGGTTCGTTGTTGTTTAAAATTCATCGCGGAATTCGAGGTGGAATGCCGGTTGAAAAGCCGGCGAGTGACGCGACGATCCATGAACTGCGGACCACGGTCTCGCGCATCGAAGCCGAGGTGGCGCTGGACAGATCGATCAAGTTCCAGCGACGTATGCTGTGTATGCTCACGTCGTCGATCGAGTGGATCAGTGACAAGTATCAGTGGACCGATCTGGATGGGTGGTCGGATAGCGTTGCGACGTCCATTTCCGACTATGATGACATCTTCACAGAATTGCATGAGAAGTATAAGGGATCCATGCAAATGGCGCCCGAGATTCGTCTGGTGATGTCGCTTGCCACGAGTATGTTCTGGTTTAATTTGACGCGCACGATGTCGAAAAAGTTGACCGACTCGATGACGGGCGCTGGCGGGACGGGCGGTGGCGCCGGTGGGCTGGACTTGTCGGCGTTGTTGGGCAGTATGATGGGGGGTATGAAATCGCCTGCGCCCGCGGCCCAAGGCGGTATCCCGACACCCCCACCCCAACAGACACCACCCCAAGCGGTCCACGCGACCCAGGGAGGCGACAATCCTCTGGGCCCCGTCGGCAAAGCGTCCGAAGCCGTCCAGCGCCCCACGCCCGCCGGCATGCGCAAACCCATGCGCGGCCCGGATATGGGCGCGATGTTCGGGGGTGCGCCCCCGCCGACGTTTGAGCCGAATGAGTTACCGATGATGTCGCCATCGAGGAAACGTCCTCTGGACGCGCCGATGGGGGCCCCGCCGAAACGCGGACGTGACCAGTCGGATAGGTTATCGGACATTGTATCCGACGACTCGAGCGACGCCTCGAGCGAGGCGGGATCATCGGGATCATCGTCCGGTACATCGTCGGGATCAGATAGCGACGGCAGTATTCGCATAGATACGCGCCCAGTCGGCGGTCGTGGAACGCGCGGTGGCGGTCGTGGATCGCGCGGCGGTCGTGGCCGCGGACGCGGATCGAAAAACGTGATTTCCCTGTAGGAGAGTAGGAGATACCGGACTGAAAACAAAATGTTGTCACATGCTAGGGTACAGTATCCATGTTACATTATTCGACCTTCGACGATGCGTGGGGTGCCCCCATCGCACCCAAAATCATCAATCCGTACCGCCAAGAGTATACCGACTCGTTCGAGACTGGGTACGGTGCAACCGACCCGGCCGATTCGTCCGAGCCGGAGACCCGCGTGACGACACGTCCCGCGCGGACGGATGCAGAAATATGTCATGATCATTTACTCACCGTCTACGCGACCCAAGGTCCGCGGGGGCTCAAGCGGATCTTGGGCCAGGTTGGACCGCAGGTATGTCACCAACTGACGGCGAAACGTCGCGTGACGATGTTCGACGTGATTGATTTCGATGAACTGATGTTGTTCTTGTTTTTCGGCTTGGTCATTTTCATGCTCTCGAGCGCATAACCGTCCACCTGCGAAAATACCGGGAATACATTTTCACACACAGTAGCAACTGTGTTTGAAACCATGTCGACACACGATGACGACGCCGCGTTCTCGAAAGCACACCTCGGCACGTCGCCCATCCGCCCTGGCGTGACGACGCATCCGCACCACCCGAGACTGCACGATTGTCGATTGGTATGTTCGGACGGCACGGTGGACGCCAATACATTTTGCATGGTCCAGTCGAGTCGCGTGATGGCGACCGTGTTTGAGGATATGCCCGAGACGCCGGATGATGATCCCCCGGCAGATGACCAGGCACTCCCGGACGCGTTCGAGCGACTGGGTATACGGCCGAGAATACGCCTATGTCAACGCCGATCATTCGATCTCCGATCACTGGATACGCGCACCGTCCAGGGGGTGGTAGATTTACTCGAGCGCCGCGTGTCGGCGGCGGATATTGGCGATATCGACCACCTTCGCGCGGTTTTACTTGCCATGGACTTTCTGGATTGCGATCTCCACTGGGTGGCGGTGGTTGATCGTCTATGGATCTTGATTCAGCAGTGCCCAACGCCGACGGATACGGCCCGGTATATGCTCGAGAACGCGTCCCTCATCATCCCGGAACATCCGGACACATTTTTCCACCGATTCCGCGTCCTGTGTCCCGACTGGACCTCGTTCCGACGCGTCTTCGAGACCGTTTCCATGACCCCGACCCTGGCCGTGGTGGTGATGACGCAATTGATGGCGTACTTCCCGGTCCCGCTGCTCATTCACGCCATCGTGATGCATACGCCAACAAACCACGTATGCCGCGTCCTCACGGATATATTCAAACTTCCCCGCATCGGGTCGTATGTCCACCCGGACGAACTGCTCTTGGTATTCGACTTGGTGCTCCGCAAAGCGTCGCGCGATATCGATACGTCGATGATTCGGGCCGTGTTGGAGAGTACACAGGGCGTGAACACACCCATCCCCGCGCCGCGCATCGGGGGATCGATGGTGACGTTTCAAACGAAAAACACGGCGAGTTTTTCGTTCGTGCTGGATCGTCCCATCACGCGTCCAAAGACACTCGCGTTTTCTTCGAATACGGCGTCGTGTACATTCGATCCGGCGACGTCACAGATCGAGACTGTGATTAAATTACACAAATTCAACGAAACCGGTGCGGCGGTGGACTGTGTATACGTGCGGACGACGGTCTACCCGCGCGACCCCGAACTGGACGATGGACACATGTCGACGCAGGTGGCGTGGGACCGGGTATACGACCGGTGGAAGACGGTCTGGGATGTGGACCACGATGCGGACGGGTTGGTACGGACGACCGACGCCCTGCCCGCCGGCGCACTGAGCGACCGGAGTGTATACATGGCGCGCCTCGATATTTTTTGGGTACATGATCCGCGAACGATGTAACATCAACGTTGAAATCACGGGTCAAGCACCGCCATGATATTGGTGGTCACGTTGACAGGCGTCGTCTGATTGGTGGTCGTGCCGTCGGCAATTTGGTAATTTGCGTTGTAGCCCCAAGCACTCACCGTTCTCACATCATCCCGCAACGCGAAGACACTGAAATACCCCCCTCCCAGCCGGGAGACTGGTTGTCCACCAAGCGCGCCAAATGACGATATGTTCACCGGGAGTGTCCTGTCCGTCGCGCCGCCGTCGCCGATCGCCCCGAAATATCCGTTTCCCCAGGCGTGGACAGATCCATCGGTCGCAATCGCAAAAGACGTATTCGACAACGCCCCGATAAAAATGGTCGAGACGACTCTCCCGGAGAGCGAGCCGTTGGTGGTGATATTCTGGGGCGTGTTCTGCGGCGTCGTGGTAGTCCCGACGCCCACTTGTCCATCCGCATTGTATCCCCACGAGATGACGCTGTTGTCCGAGCACAAGACGAGACAGTGAAAATACCCGGCCTGGATATCCACGACCGTCTTGCCCACCAACGCGCCGTACTGACTCACGTTGACCGGGGTGACTTGATTGGGGCTCGTTCCGCCGGGAATTTGTCCATATTGACGATCACCCCCCATGTGCAGCGTATTATCCGACGCCAAGGCCATGGAAATGTCACCCCCGCCTCGGATCTGGACGACGGTCTTGCCGCTCAGGCTTCCGCCCGTGATCGCCACCGGCGTGAGGGCATTGCTCGTCGACCCGTTGCCGAGTTGTCCATATGCATTGAGTCCCCACCCATACACGGTGCCTCCCGCGAGCGCAAGCGTATGGTTCGATCCACACCACACGGCCGTGACCGTCTGTCCCGCAAGGGCGCCCCCGACCGCGACGGGGACGAGTTGCGGCGATGTTGTATTGTTCTGGCCACACTGCCCAGAAGAATTGGCCCCCCAGCAGTGCACAACGCCATCACTGGTCAACGCGACACTGTGGTAATTTCCACACGCGACCGCCGTGATCGTGCGACCCGTGAGACTCCCCTTATCGCTGATATCGACTGGAAGCGTGACGGGCGAGGTGGTATTGCCCACGCCAACTTGTCCGTCGGTGTTCTTTCCCCAGGCAACAAGCCGTCCTCTGTTCGAGAGGGCGAGCGTGTGTTCAAAAGAAACGATTTGCGTGGCATAGATCCCGAGACACCGCAGAATGAACGACCGAACCGCGTCCTGATACTCCTGGTCTGTCGCCTTGATATCGAAGGAAAACGTGGCGTCGCTCACGCCAGTAATATTCCCCGCCAACACCCCGGTCGTCGGGTTCAGGCTCGCGGACGGGGGTAACGCACTGACGTTCGAAAAGGAGACGGACGAGTCGGACACCGCCTGGATTGGAATCGTAAAGGAGGTGCGTGCATCCACAACCCCCAGGTCCGCCGGGGTCACCCACGTGGGCACGTCGCTGTACACGACACTATTCGGGAACACCTTGGTCGTCAACGGGGTCACCAGCGAGACGTCGTACGTTCCCCTCGGCTTTTGCGGTCCGGTCACGCGCAACACGGAATCACTCACCGCGGTAAAACTTGTGGCGGGCGTCCCGTCCACGAGGACGTCGGTCACATCCGTCAGTCCTACCCCGTCGATGGTCCAGAAGGCGTTCGCCGAATTCGAGTCGAGTGCGGTTTGTGTGACCGGCGTCCATGAGGCGTCCGTATACTGCGTCGAGTAGAGGAGCACGACGACGAGTTGGAGCAGGAACGTGCGGACACTATCCTGAAATTCGGCATCTACCGCGGAGATATCAAATGAGTAGAGTGTCGAGGTATCGACGGAGGTGATATTTCCCTCGAGGAGTCCCGTTGTCTGATTGAGACTGGTTTCGGGCGGGAGGGTATTCGCAGAATACGTGACCTGAGAATCGCTGGTCGCTTGGAGTTGAATGGAAAACGATTGATTTTCCGAGATCGTCCCCAGAGTGCCCGGGGTGATCCACGTCACGCTCTCCGAGATATGGATGGCGGAGGGGAGGGTCGAGGTCTGCGTATCGCCGCGAATCACCGACACGTCGTAGGTGCCGGGTGTGCGCGCCCCCGTTTGGACGCGGAGATGGTTGGCGTCGACGTAACTGGTGGCGCTCACATTTGTCCCCGCGATTTTCACGAGACATCCCGGCGCAAAGCCGATCCCCTCGAGAATAAAGAAGCCGCCAGTTGACGAAATGGCCGTGTCATCGATCGCAGTCCAAGTGGCATCGGTGATTTGGATACCGGAGATGATGAGATCGGGGGTGAGTCCGTCCGCAACGATGGAGCCGGAGACGTTGAGTTTACTGATCACGACGTTCCCATCACTTTCGTGGATGGTGGCGTTCCCGAGATGAATGGTCGAGCCGCTCAAGTACAGATCGCGCCATACCCGATCCGCCGAGCCGAGGTCGTAGACCACATTGGCCTGTGGAATGATGTGTGTACTGGGCCGAAGGACGGTCGATCCGGCGACGTTGGCCGTCCCCGTAATGGTGAGATCGGTGACGGTATACTGTCCACCGTCCAACTGTGCGGGTTGAATGGACCCGTCGAGGAACGAGGCGTCGAGCGTCGCTTCGAGCACGGCGGCGGAGACGGTCTCGGACGCCACCAGGTTCCCGACCGAGATGTTGGTACACGTGAGCGTATCCACACCATCAAGACGATCGTCGACGATGGATACGTTGCCGGTGTAGATACCGTTGTTGATATGCGTCTCCGTCCACTGCGCGGCCACGGACCCAAGATCGTAGGCGGCGTCCGATACGGGAAGCAGGTTCCCGGCGACGGCCATGGATGCGGCGTCGACGGTGAGTGCGGGAATACTCTGGCACGTGATCCCGAGGTTGCCGGGCGCGGCAAGGTATAGACCAGTCGACGCGTCGTCAACGAATGCCAGTCCGGGCGCCGCGGGCGTTCCGGCGGGAACCTTGATCACCATATCATCGATGGACCCCCCGGTAAAAATGACGGTGGTATCGAGATTGCCATACACATCCACCGCGTCGATGTTTGCGTGCACGTTCCCGGCGTAGACGTGTGCCCATGAACGCGTATCCGATCCCAAATCGAGATTGGATGTGGTCGATGGACGAAGGTGGCTGGTCACGTACTCGTTCACGTGCACGGTATTCGTATCAATGTGTGTGGCCACGAGACGTTGCCACGGCCGACTCGCCGTTCCAATGGATAAATTCGCCGTGATGGGTAGGACATTGGTTTCGACGCGCGAGAGATCGAGGTATGGCGACCCGTCATCTTTCACGAACGACCCGGCGAGAATGACGTTCCCCGCGGCGACAACGTTGGATGCGTACAATTGACTCCACGGCGTCGTGGAGGTTCCGATGGTATACGCGTTGCTTGTGGGCACGATATGCTGGTGCGTCCGTTCCAGATCAAGGACCACCGTGTTGCCGTTATACAGAATGGCATTCCCGAGATGAATTGTGTTCGTGGTGACGGTGTTGGCGTAGACGTCTCGCCACGGCTGATCGGTCGTCCCGATACTCAACCCGGTCGAGGCGGGCGTGATGTTGGTGGTAATCCCCTCGAAATCGAGCCTGGCGGGATCGACGGTTCCCGTGACGATCGATCCCGCATCGAGATTGGCGTTGAGTGCGGCAGCGTCGAGGTTTGCGCTTAGGGTGAGTGTGTCGAATGCATACCCCCCCGCCATTCTCCCGGCCGGGAGGACGCCGCGATCGAGCCTGGACGCGTCCAAATTACCCGACACGTCCGCGGCAACCACCGATCCTGACGCGACGAGGTTGGCGACCGTATACGACCCACTGAGACGCTGGGACGCGACGGTTCCGCGCGTTAATTGGGAGGCATCGAGGTTCGCCGAGACGCTCTTGGCGACCAGGTTTCCGCTCAGGGTGAGGGTATCGAATGCATACTCCCCGGCAAGTCGCGCGGCGGGCACGATCCCGATGGTGAGATTATCGGCGTTGAGGTTGGTGATATTCGAGCCGATGATGTTGCCGTTGGCGAGTTCATTGATTTGCGTTTGAATTGGCCCGACCACGCCCGAGACGTACGACATTTCGTCGGTGGTGATGTTCGAGGTGACGATATGTGCGTTCGCATCGGAGACGAGGACATTCGAGCCCAAAAGACTGGAGACGCGCACGGCGTTGGCGGTCGCGACGTTCGAGATGGTGAGGGTATCGAATGTATACGCCCCGACCAGACGATCATCACTGAGGACACCGGTGAGATGACTGGCATCGAGATTTGCGTTCATCCATGCGGCATCAAGGTTCCCGGTCAAGGACAACGACGCAAAGTCGTATGCACCACCCGATAAGCGGTCGGGGTGCAACGTCCCGCTGGTGACGTTATTGGCCGAGAGGTTGGCGTTGAGCGCGTTGGCGTCGAGGTTTCCCGTGAGGGTGAGGGACTCGAATGTATACACACCATTCGCCAACCGCGCGGACGGAATACCTCCACTGGTCAGATCAGCGGCATCGATATTCGCGATAAAGGACCCGGCCGTGACGGTCCCGGACGCGTCAATGGTGTCGAGGGTATACGACCCCTTGAGTCGTTCGGTGGGTAGAATGCCCGTGGTTAAGGCGGTCGCGTTCCCCAATCCGGCGACATCAAAGTCGGTGGTGATCACGCGGCCTGCGGGGTCTGTGGATAAGACTTTATTGGGTGTGGTGAGTGTGGTGAGGAGGAGATGATCGGCTTCTAGGTTTCCGTCGACGTTGAGGATGGCGGCGTTGCCGTCGAGGCGCTCGATTTGCATGGTCCCGTCGGGCGCGGCGACGAGCGCGTAGTCGGGTACATTCGCGCTGCCGATAATGACGTTACTCGATAGAATGCGATAGGACATGGACCCGCGGTAGATTGATGTGTATCGAGATCGTCGAACGTTCTTGATACGAGCCAACGTTTTATTTCCGGTGGAAGTCATCAGGCGGTGAGATACTGCCATCTACCGCTACGACCCCGCGACCCCGAAATGATGACATTATGGGTCCAGGGCGGCGAAAATGTTCTGCGTCACGTCGACGGGAGTGTTCCGCCACCCAGTTCCCCCGTCACACAATTGAGACTGACCACCCTTCCCCCACGATATCACACCCTTGCCACCATCGACAATGGCCAACTGATGATATGCAGTACCCTCACCGTTCGCGAACCCGATCACGGTCTTACCCGCCAACGCGCCTGAGGCCGTGATGTCCACAGGTAGATTGCGGTTGTTCACGTTTTGTCCATCGCCGATGGTTCCAAACGTCCCTTCTCCCCATGCATGAATGCTTCCGTCCGTACACCTGACATGGGTGGTTCGGCCCGTACAATGAATCGATGCGACCTCCCGTCCACTCAGGCTTCCGTTATTGCTGATATTCGTGATCGTGAGTTGCGGCGACTCGAAGTTTCCGACAGCACATTGTCCCAACTCGTTGGCCCCAACGGTGTGCACACTGTGATCACTGCACAGAAAGACGGTGTGACTCGCACCACCCTGAATATCCACCACAGTGCGTCCGCTCAAACTGGCAGTATTGGTGATCTCGATCGGTAAATTCTGATTAAACGTGTTCCCAGATCCAAGTTGACCGACCGAAGCCCACCCCCAAGCGTGGACCGTATTGTCCGAACACAGGGCAAATGCATTGTTTCCTCCCGATGCAATCTTGACGGTGACCTTCCCGCTCAACGACCCACCGCTGATCGCCACGGGCAAGGTTTGTGGGGTGGTGAAATTGCCTTGGGCACACTGTCCCGCATTATTGAATCCCCATGCGTACACGACACCACCCGAATCAAGCGCGATGGTATGGTTTTCTCCACACGAAATGGCGACCACATATTTCCCCGCCAGCGCCCCACCCGCCACCGTGACGGGAAGGAGTTGCGGCGTCGTGACATGGCCCTGACCACACTGCGCATTGTTATTTTGCCCCCAGCAATTGACCACGCCGTCACTCGTGAGCGCCGCGGATGCATTGACCATACACCCAATATCCGTGATCACCCGACCAGACAGGCTTCCCTTTGTGGTGATATCGGTGGGAAGGGTGACAGGCGTCACGGTGTCGCCCGTACCCGTTTGCCCGGAGTTATTGAAGCCTACCCCGGCAAGTCGTCCTCGAGACGATAGGATGATGGTATGGTTCTGTCCAGTGGCGAGTTTGGACACGCGCAATGCGGCGAGATACTGCACGAGAAACGTCTTTGTCGAGTCCTGAAATTCTTCGTCTACCGCGGCGATATCAACTGAATAGAGCGTATCGTCCAACACGTTTGATACGTTGCCCTCGAGGAGTCCCGTTGTCTGATTGAGACTGGTTTGGGGCGGGAGGGTATCCACATTCGCATACGTGACCTGAGAATCACTGGTTGCTTCGAGTTGAATGGAAAACGATTGATCTTCCGAAACCGTCCCCAAATTGCCCGAAGTGATCCACGTGGGCACGTCAGAGTACACGACGCTATTGGCGAACACTTTGGTCGTCACCGGTGTGACCAGTGTGACATCGAACGTCCCCCGTGCCTTGGGGGGACCCTGAACACGCAACACGGAAGTACCCACCGCCGTAAAACTGGTCGCGGGCGTGCCGTCGACGAGGATGGAGGTCACTTCATCCAGTCCTACCCCGTCGATGGTCCAGAACACGTTGGCCGAATTCGAGTCGTGTGCGGTCTGTATGAGCGGCGACCACGACGCGTCTGTATACTGCGTCGAGTAGAGGAGCACGACGACGAGTTGGAGAAGAAAGCCGCGTACACTATCCTGCAACTCGGCATCTGTTGCGCGAATGTCGAACGAGAAGAGTGTCGAGGTATCGACGGTGGTGATATTACCCTCGAGGAGTCCCGTTGTCTCGTTGAGAGTTGTTCCCGGCGGGAGGGCATCCACATTCGCATACACAACCTGACTATCGCTGACCGCTTCGAGTGGAATCGCAAAGTGTTCCTGGTACGAAACCGTCCCCAGAGTGCCCGAAGTAATCCACGTGACGCTCTCCGAAATATGGACGGCGGAGGGGAGGGTGGTCGTTTTCGTATCCGCGCGAATGACGTGAAGGTCATACGTCCCGGGTGTCCGCGCACCTACTTGAACGCGCAATTCCGTTGCGTCAACGTACCCCGTGGCAACTGCATTCGTATCGGCAAGTTTCACGAGACTTCCGGGTCCAAACCCGGCACCGTATACAATCAGGTACCCACCACTTGACGAAATGGCGGTATCGTCAATGGGTTGCCACGCGTCATCGGTGATTTGGATGGCGGAGATGGAGAGGGGCGGCCGAATTCCGGCGCCGGAAATCCCATTGGTCACGATGAGATTGGAGGAGAGGGTGACGTAGGAATCGGCTTCCGAGACGTTGACTCGTCCAAGGTGAATGGATGTATTCGACACGTACATATCGCGGAACCGCGCATCGGGGGCGCCGAGATCAATGACCGCGTTCCCCGACGGAATGAGGTGTCCGCACGTCACCGAATTGGTGAGGGTGAGCGTATTCGCAACATCGACCGTCTGGATCGAGTACGCGCCGTCAAAGTGCCCGTCTTGGACGGTCCCGGTTAAATGCGAGGCGGCCAGCGTCCCCTCGGCTCTCGTCGCGGATACTGTCCCCGAACACGCGACATTAGCGACCTCGAGATTTGAGGCGACGTCGACACTTGCGGATATGATATTTGACGATCCCACGGGTCCCAATGTCCCGACGGGCGTGATGAGTCGCGTCGTAAAGAGCCGTGACCATGCCGCATCGGCACGACCCAGGGACGCCGTACCGGTCGTCATGGGCACGATATTGGCGGCGGAGACGACAGACCCCGGCTCGACGACGACGACCACACCACCATCGACGGTGAGATCGAGTTTCCCGGGAACGGTTCCGTCGACCAAGCCCAGACCCGTCGACTCGTCGGAGAAAAAGCGAAGAGGGGTCCGTTCACTTGGCAAGGCCACCCCGTCCACGCCAACAATCGTCCCGGTATCGCGATCAAGGTACTCTACTTGGGCCCATATATCACCCACGCGCACACCGTCGACGCTCCCGGTGATATTTGCCGCGTGGATATCGCGCCAGTGATGGGTTGGGGACCCAAGATCGAGCGGTTCGGGTCCATTGGGAACCAAGGACGACGTGACCCATGGACTCGCGAGGGATTGTGTGTCGAGATGCGACGCGACGGCGGGGCCCCACCGCGCACCCTCGGTGCCGAACCATAAGGACCGGCCCTCTTCGGGCAGAATATCGATGGGGACGTTTTCCAGATCGAACGAAAAGGGTGTCCCGTCGGCGCGGTACATTTGACCGCCGAGGGTGAGCGTATCGCGAATATCCAGATCGGTGACGTGGACATTCGACCACGGCACGGCGGACGTTCCGATGGTATACGTCGTCGATAGGGGCACGATGTTGGTCGACGTGGCGGCGAGATCAAGTTGCATGGAAGCCGTCCCCTGCCGAAGGGCGGTCCGAACATCCAGATCATCGACGTGGTGGATATTGGCGTCGAGGAACGTCCACGGCGTCGTCTGTCCGCCGAGAGTCGTCGGTCCACTGGAAACGAGATTCGTCTCGATGGACGTTAAATCGAGCCGTTCGACGGGGATGACGCCGGATACGAGATTGGTCGTATCGATGTTCCCGGTCGCCCACGCCGCGTCAACGGTATTCGCCACGGTAAGTGATTGGAACGCGTACGATCCGCCGAGTCGTTGATCATCAATCACGCCCGAGACAAGATCGGCAGCGTCTGCGTTCGCCGAGATTGTGGCCGTTTCCAATGTCCCCGTGACGGTGAGGTTTGTCATGTGGGTATACGACCCAGCAATGAACGCGGGATCAATGGTTCCCGTGGACAAGTCTGCGGCGTCGAGGTTTGCGGAGACGGTGGACGCATGGCCCGCATTGGCAAGGGACATGGTATCGAATGTATACGACCCCTGTAGACGCGCATCGGGGACCGTTCCCAGCGTCAATTGGGACGCATCGAGGTGTGAGAGTGTGTTTCCATCGAACAGTCCCTCGCGAATGCGATCGAGTTGCACTTGGACGGGTTCATCGAGATTGCGGACGTACTCGAGTTCGTCGACGGTTGTGTTGGAGGCCACGACATGCGTGTCGACGGAGACCACGGCATGTCGTGTGGGTTGTCCGGAGAGAATGAGGGTGGGTACATCGAGCGTCGTCGTTGTTGTGTCGGTGACCGAGTACGTGCCATCACCGATCCTGTCCGGCGAAAGAACCCCGGCGACGATGTGTGCGGCGTCGACCTGTGCGGAGACGGTGTGTGCGGTGCCGTTCCCGTCGAGAGAGAGTGTGTCGAATGCGTACGCCTGCCCCTGTAACCGACCGGGACCGAGTGTTCCTTCGACGAGCCTGGAAGTATGTAGGTTCCCGGACGCCATGTTGGCAGTGACGGGTCCGACCGTGAGTGAGCGGCATTGGTACGATCCGTCGAGACGCGCATCGTCGATACGTCCCGAGACGAGGTATCCCGCATCGATGTTGGCGTGGATATCCGACGCGGTGAGTTGACCCGTGACCACGAGGTTCCCCATATCGTAGTCGCCGGCGATGCGTGCTGGGTCCACCACACCCGTCACCATCCCACCGGCATCACCGACGTATGACCCCGGGTAAAAGGACGATGCGATATCCCGGTCGACACCACTGATGAGGACACGTTCTGCGCCGCTCCGCAGGATTCGGAGTCCGTGTGCCTCGATATCCCCATCAATTTCAACGGTGGCTAGTCCACCGACCTTTGATAATTCAAGAATACCTGCTCGTTTGGGTTTGATGCTGTACCCAGGTACACTGGCATCACCAATGACCACATTTGCGGTGGTAAAGGTATACTGATCAAGCGATGTCATGTAAAAGCGAAAGATTAAAAAATGCCCAAATTCGAGCAAATTGCGCTCAGGTTTTTCCAAGCACGAAATCTCCCGCTCATTTCACATAACAAGACCGCACCGGGACTGCTGTACCGCCCGGACTTTGTATTTCGTCGCGACGACCGGTTGGTGATCGTGGAGTGTGATGAGTGGCAGCATAGTCGGTATTGCAAAACAAAGGAACGCATTCGGGAGGAGAAAATCTTACTCGCGTACCAAAAACACACTGGCCTTGATCCGAAACTCATTCGGTATGATCCCCAACCGGTTGGCGAACGGGCCTGTGTGCGTGCATCCTTTGTGGCCGATATTGTGAATAGAGAGTTATACGGCTTACAGCATACCCCGACCGTCTTAAAGATGTGTCAATTCGTGGGCAAGCATAAAATCATTGTCTACTGAAACAAAAACAAATCTTTCTCCATACCAAGTATGCACCCAGCACCCCAAGTTCTTGTCGGTGCCTTGTTGGCCGACTTTGCGGCCGCTTTTTTCCATTTTTTCGAGGATACGTACCTCCCGTATTCGCACGACCACGGGATTGTGGGCGAGATTTCGCGCGATAATGAACTGCATCATGCCGTCCCGTTCGGAATGACAACGGAAACCATTGTCGCGAATACCCAGGTGACGTTTCCGCTGAGTATATGCCTGGCCGGCCTGGCCTTCCTGGTGTTCCCGAAATTCGCCACACAAAACTGGATTCTGCTCCTGACCATGGTGTTTTTCGGCACGATGGCGAACGTGTTTCACCGGTGGCAACACGAACGCGCATGCCATCGTCCTCGCATCATCACACTCTTGCAGGAGACGGGCGTCTTGGTCGGTCGCGACCACCACCGGCAACACCATGAAGACCCGCGCGCGAGGTACGGGACCATCTTTGCCTGTACGAACTACGTGTACGATGGGATGGGCGTATGGGATGCGTGTCGGTCCATCATTCCGCTCCGACAGTACCCGAAACCCGGCGTCTCCGCGTACCGACACCTCGTGCCGGACCACATCCACACCGAACTCGAAAACCCGTGCCCCCGAAAACTGACCCGGACAGAACTCGACCGGATAAAACGCACACTGGCCAAGGTATACTGATGCTGCCGACGTTACATGGTTGCTCAACATGATTTCCAGCGTTTCCCGCATTTCAAACAACTGATAAAATTGGTCATTGGCTCGTCGGCCGAGCGAGTTTGCAGTTGATAGTAGGTCGTTTTTCTCGATTTGCACCGTCCGCACGTGAACGCCCCGTCTGGTGCGGTATCCGGGTCGATGGTCGACGTTTCTTTTTTCAGCCGTTGGAGCGTGACATGTTCGATTGCCTCGGACCAGAGTGCGGGGTATAACGTTTCTGGTCGTGCCGCAACGAGGTATGAAAACGAGAGATCCCCGGAAACGAGCCGGTCTCGGATCGATGTGTTTGTCGGGTGTACGGCATTATACGCGACCGACATGATGCGCTGTGTATAGAGCAATCGTGTCCGCTGACACAACCAATTGAGGGGGACGTCGCGTTCACGCGCCCACCGGATGAACGCATTGTACGTATAATGCTCCAATGCGCGCGCGTTCCGAGTTGCCTTGTCATCATCGTCATTGATGAGAAGGAAAACATGACGTCGTAAATACTCGCGACACCGATCTCGTACCGTGTCGGGGAGTTTTCCCGCCGACGCGGACGATTTGACCGCGGTCGACATCAAGGAATCTGAATTTGTTTTTTGACTCCTTTGATCACCTTTTTCAGGCCAATAAACCGTTGGTCATACTTTTTCACGTTGAGTACACCGTCTTTGGATGCTTTGACCACGGGGGCGAGCATATTATCCCGTTTCTTGACGCAAAACGCCGCACAAAAGACCGTATAATTGAGGAGCCCATAATCGAAGCGCGCTTTCCGCGGGTCCTTAATAATCTTGCCGTCCGAGTCCATGAGGGAAGGTGGAAACGCGGTACCGCGTTTATGTGACCAACAATTGGCTCCCTTGACAAAGACGGCGGTCCCCTTTTTATAGGATGGTTTCTTTTTCACGCAGGTGAGCGACACCTTGAACTTATCCGCGATCGATTGGCGTGTCTCGCCGTCGCACGTGATCAGGAAGTTCACGTCGGTGTGGTGGACGAGGAAATGGTAGTCGAGTCCTGGTGCGAGGATAAGGGCGATCTTGTTTTTGTTTTTCCCACACGTTCCTGAAAATGGAATGGCTTCGCCCCCCAAGACGGCCAGGTCTTCCTTCGTTCGTTTGATGACCTCGGTACACGTATCGAGCGAGAACTCCTTCTTCGTTGACAAATCACCCGGCTGGAGTTTATATGGCGTCCCGTCTAATTTCAGGACGCCGACCGAGTACGCATAACAATTGTTGCGGATGATTCCGTTCGGTTTGGAGAACCCGTCTTTTTTACAGACGCGCGTCATTTTTAGTACGCCGACATAATGTTCGGCGGCTCAACGACGTCTGTTATGGAACTGGGAATGTTGATTAAAGATGGCGTTCTTGACCGATTGACTGATTCGGACGGGCGTTTTTTTGCGCGCTTTCAGGTCGAGAATCTCTTTTCGGTTCATGATCACGACCTTGGTTCCGTTGGGCTGCGCGGCTTGGTTGGCAAGGAAAAACATATCCACGACCTTCCTGGGCACGCCGCGCGGTACCCGACCGTTTCCAGCATGAACTTCGTGCGTCGGGTTGACGGGAACGTACATGCATTCGCGCGGAAGACAAATCATGCGGCCCCATACAGAATACCCAAAGACGACTTCGAGCGGGAGCGCGCGGAGATTCGTCAGTGTGCCGTTGTACCGATCGAGCCTGATGTCGTCGGGGTACAAAAACTCGGCAAGTTCTTGGCGTTCTTTCGGCGTCATGATCGTGTGTTGAATCCGACCACCCCCCTTGGTCTCGACCGTGATGGTCATGCGTTTTGTGCGGAACGAATTCGCATTATTTCTTCCCCACCAATGGTGTGTATTTGGCTTGACAACGAGGATATCGATCCTCCGCAGGACTTCGGGTGGGGGTTGATTTTGCGCGGGGGCGAAAAAGTCCCGGATGGTACTGAATAGACTGGGTTCCAGACGCGGTGTCGTCTGGACCACATGAAGATTATCAATCTTGAGGTTCCCGCCACGACCACCGCGGGCTGCCTGTTGTTTGAGCAAGAAGGTGGGTGGGTACGGATCGAGTTCCATCCGATTGGTGTGTACTGTACGACGGGAAAATGTTTCGGAGACAGCGAGGTTACAAACTTGAACAGACATCCTCAACGATCGACCGAAGGACCGATGAGTCAATAGTATACTCGGCCCGCTCGACACGTTGTTTAAACGCGGCAATCATGTGCTCGGTCATGGCCGGATTGTGTCCTTCCTCGTACAGCGCAACGGCGTCACCGTCCGCGGCGGCAAGAACGTCATTCCGCACGGCGGCCGCGGTCTGGAAAATATCCTGTCGGATGGCCCAGAGGGGGACGCGTCCTCCCGGATCAACGACGTCGAGACACCCTGCCAACCTGGCCATTTTGCCACTGTGGCACACCGGCATCCCGTGTTCGATGGCGGACGCCAGTTGTTGCACGACCACTGTCTTATCGGGAACGGCGTTCCAGACGCGCGATAACGCATCCAGTTCACTGATCCCAATGTACGGTGAGTCAACGGTATCTCGAATGGACTCAATGGCGTGAATCGCCTTGGCTTTATCGTCATCGGACACGTCACACGACGGAATAAACTCGAGGACGGTATTTTTCATCGCATCCATGTCGACGGGATCAGTGTCATCGAGGGCACGAAGCGTATCGCGCGTGGACGTGGTGATGCCGTGGTCGTGTGCATTTTGCGGATCGTTGTGGACGACCACCGTCTTGGGTGGTGGGGCACGTACACCCGGTCTCGCGCGCCCAATCGTTCGTCCCGGCGAGACGATGGTCTGTGCCCGCCGCACCGCGGCCTTTGCAAAGTCGAACGGGAGTTGCGGCGATTGTGGATCGATATCGACGCCTTCGAGTTCATCTGTAAACAGAAACACGCGAGCACGCGATTTCGTTTCTGCATCGGTTGTTGTAAAGAGGGCTGCGCGTGCACACATGACCGCGGCGTCCTCATTTGGTTGAAAAACACCGTACTCGCCATATTTATAGAGCGTCGCCAACTCAATGAGATTGGTGTGTGGATCGCCGATGGTGGCCAATCGGTTCATATCCTCGAGAATCTCCCGGCGGCGCGCGTGGACTTTGTACGCGGCTCGTTCGACACGCTTTTTATGTAGACTGTAGAGGCGTTGTAATTCGAGCCCTGTATCCTGGACATGTTTTCGGTGGGTGACGCGTCGTCTCGATTCAAGGTAGTACATATACGTCAGGAGGAGAACGATCCCGAGACCAATGAGCGTGTACGTCCGTCTGGTGAGGCGCATCTCGATGCTCGTATACCCTACGGCGGAAAAAGTTTCGGGAAAAAAAATTCACAATTCGGTACATGATTCGGCGAAATTCCATACCATTGGCAGAAGACGTTCGAGATCTCCTGTCAACCCGGTTCGAATCGAGCCAAGCGCACACACACCCACACACACACACACCCACCAACCAACCAGCCGAGCAAGTAAACAGACACCATGTCCGACGACTTGCAAGCGCGTTGCGAAGCAAACGAGGCGTTGCAGATGCAACGTGAAAAGAAAATCGACATCATGGTCGATGAGATGGTAAAACGCCTCAACCGCGAGGAGGTTACCGATGAGGATACGTACGAATCCATCGTGCGTGACCTCGAGAAGAAGATGAAGGCGGAGTTTGATATCATGCAGATCGAGATGGATGGAGACCCACTCGAAGGAGACATGCAGGCCTTCCTCGTCGAGTGGGAGCAAGACGAGGACCTCGAAGAGTACACCCAGTTGGAGTACGCGATCGGATACGATGAAGAGACGTCGACCTGGCACCAGGAAGCCATGGGATGGAACGGCTAAAACTGTAACGATCGAAAATTTGAAACTCCCCGTCACTTAAACCACGCGGTAAAATTGAAACTCCCCGTCACTTAAACCACACGGTAAAATTGAAACTCCCCGTCACTTAAACCACACGGTAAAATTGAAACTCCCCGTCACTTAAACCACGCGGTAAAAATGAAACTCCCCGTCACTTAAACCACGCGGTAAAAATGAAACTCCCCGTCACTTAAACCACGCGGTAAAAATGAAACTCCCCGTCACTTAAACCACGCGGTAAAAATGAAACTCCCCGTCACTTAAACCACGCGGTAAAAATGAAACTCCCCGTCACTTAAACCACGCGGTAAAAATGAAACTCCCCGTCACTTAAACCACGCGGTAAAATTGAAACTCCCCGTCACTTAAACCAATTATCTACAGGTGACCTCCTAAATCGCTCGCGTCGTCACTTATCTGCGAAACAATCAGAATTGCTCGAAATCGCGTGAAAAAGTTAAACTAAAGGTGACCGATGCGATGCCGCGGCCATGTCCGGAGGGGGCTCTGGAGGCCCTGGGAGCCCCCTGGAGGCCGCTGAACATGGCCGCGTCGTCGCTCTCGTCACTAAACTCGAGTTTAGTGACGTTGTGTCGAAACTAAAGGTGACGTGGCCGCGTCGTCGCTTTTTTAATCTAGTTTAGTGACAGTGTGTCGATTTTGCACACGGTTTTGGTCCTGAAAATGAGATACTCACACAGATAAGTGACGAAATGTTTAAACCAAATGTGACGGGCGGCTTACGCGACCGCGCGCTCCAGGCGGTCCAGGTCGTCGAGCCAGAGGGACTCGAGTGTCTTGGAATCCAGTTCCACCCGGGTGGTCTTGAGTTTGTCCACCAAGTGCCTGAGTGAATCGACCCGTTCCATCGTCAGTGACCGGATTTGCATCTTGAGCAAGTTGGGATCATTGTCAATACCGAGGTGGACCATAGCCTCTTCGATTTCTACCAATGGACGGTTTGCCAACTGTAAAGACCCGTCAACGACACACCGCACGAATTTCAGTTTGTTTGATTCCGCGGCGATCTCGCGCTCGAGGGTATCGAGTTCATATTGTTTCCGTGCTGCGTAGACGCTCAGACGCATGGTAGAATGTTCCTCGACAATCGCATCAACCGTGTCGAATTTCCTCACTTTTCCGGTGTTGTCAAACAGAACCATATTGGTGGTGGACACCTTGGATTCCAGTCGTAAGCCAGCGCGGGTGAGCATCGTTGAATCCGAACACGTGAACTCGATGTCAACGCTCGTCTCCGTCGAGTCATCGACCACTCGCGACACGCTCTCGTTGCTCTGTAGCCACTCCTTATACGGCTGGGTCCATGTCCCAATGGGAAGTTCAGTCACCCGTACCCTTTTCTGCGTCGTGTTTCCATGGACGGTGAACACGCCCCGGGTCATGTACCCTCCATCGCACGCGTCAATTGTTCCCGTGAAGCCGCGGTACGACGGAACAAGAGCCGGGATGGCACGTCCATTGAGCCGGTCTCTCGTCGCACGAATGACATCGCGGACACAGAAATTGGGAATCTGGGTGCTAAATCCCGTCCCAATCCCGTTTGCACCGTTCACCAACACCATGGGGATGATGGGCGCGTACCGTCTGGGTTGCACAGTCTGTCCATCATCCGTGAGATAGTCCAGAACCGGGTCGTCGTTGGGGGGAAACACGAGCCGCGTTTCTGGGCGTAACCTCGTGAAAATATAACGTGCACTCGCGGCGTCTGACCCGCCCATGAGACGCGTACCGAACTGGCCCGACGGTTCGAGAAGATGGAGGTTATTCGACCCGGTGAAATCGCGCGCCATAGACACGATCGTTCCCTGTAACGACGCCTCGCCGTGATGGTAGGCGGCAACCTCGGACACGTAGCCTGAAAATTGAGCCACTTTGATATCCTTGTCAAGACGCCGCTTGAAGGCAGCAAACAGGACCTTGCGTTGGGATGGTTTCAGCCCGTCGGCGACGTCCGGGATGGATCGTACCACATCAGCAGTCGAAAAGTTGACCAGATCTTGGTGCACAAACTGCGAGATGCTGAGCGTCTCCACATCATATGGACGACACGACCCATCATGATTGACCACCCACTCCTTGCGGTCGTTTGCTCTCTTTTTCGAGAACGCGAGACTGAGTGCATCCTGGCGCGTTTGATCGTCCGTAAACGTGATGACGTGGCGGTGTAGGTTGGAAAAGTAGTCGCGCGCGTCCTTGCTCGTCGACGTCCCGAGACCCTTGTAATATTTGACCGTCCACGATGTATGGTCACACGTCTCACACCACGCGGCATACTCCTGAACCGAAAAGAAGGATACGACATCCCGTCCCTTGGTGCATTTAATCAGCGGCGTCACAAACTCGGCGACAAAGCCCGGGATGGTGAGCAGACCCGGAAACTCGGCATCGAGAAAATTGATGACCAGTCCCTTGATATGCGACCCATCAGCATCCGCGTCTGTCATGATGACGAGTCTGCCGTACCGGAGGTCGGCTGTTGACGTATACGCTTTGCGGTGCTCGAGCCCGAGAATCCGCTTGATGGCCTGTATCTCGGCATTCTTGGCGCCGGCCGAGAAATTGTCGCGCACGTTGACCAGTTTGCCGCGTAATGGAAACACGCCAAAGGTTTTTCTGCCCACGACCGATAGTCCGGAGATGGCGAGGGATTTCGCCGAGTCGCCCTCGCACAGGATCAACGTACACTCACTGGATCTGGACGTCCCGGCATATGTCGCGTCGTCGAGTTTTGGGATGGCGAGGCGCGCCTTTTTGGCATCCTGCTTGGCAACGGATGCGTCGAGTTTCTGGGTGGAGAGTTTCTCGAGATGCTCGATGAGCCCAAACCGTTTCGATGTGAGTTTCTTCAGCACCTCAGCCGGTATGTCGCATTTGGACCCGAATTTCGATGCGGGCGTGGTCAACACATCCTTTTGCTGATTCGAGAACTCGGGATTGACCACCGTCGAGACGACGATGAGCCCGAGTGCCTCGTTCACCATGGATGTGGTGGGTGTCGACTTTCTCATCGTTGCCTTGACTGCCTTGACCACTTGGTTTGATATGTGCGATATATGCGTGCCACCACCACAGAATATTCCGTTGACAAAGCCGATCCTCGGCGGGGACGGTGTATCCGCACTGCCGAAATTTTGGAACAGGACAATCGACCACCGCTCCGTGTCGTACTGGATGTGCGGTACATCGGGCGCGACCATCTTGGCGTACTTTGCCAGCGTGTGACACGCGACGCGTTTGGTTCCAAACTTGACGCAACACGCCGTCGTGGCAGCAATGTCGTATACGCGGCGCGTAAACAGTTGCTGCATCGACTCGTCAATCTTTCCATCCGCAATGCCCAGTTTCTCGAAATCTGGAAAGACGGTAATCTTTGTGTACGATGTCGACCCCGGCTTGGCGTCGCGAACACTGGCCTTCCCGACCTTTTTCATGTTCTGCGTAAACTGCTGTCGGTACGTCTTGGTTCCATCGCATAAGTGTACCACGAACTTGACAGACCAGATGTTTGCCAACTTGGCACCGAGTCCATTCCGTCCTCCGACAGTACGTTCTTCCGTATCATCAAAGTTGGTGCCGGATAACATGTGCCCAAATACAACCTCCGGGACGTACGCGCCACCGTATTGACTCTGCTCAATCGGTAACGTCGTCCCGTCATTTTCTACCGTGAAACTTGTCTCGTTGACGGATACTTTGATCAGGGACACAGAGGTGTCGCGTACACTATGATCTCGCGCATTCACCAGGATTTCGTCGAAAATCTTGTACAGGACGCCGTTGACGGGCACCGTTTTTAGAACGATGCGGTCATTTTCAACAACGTATACATCGCGGTCAATTGTCGAGTTGGCGCCGGTGTACATATCCGGACGTTGCAGCACATGATCAATTTGGTCGAGTTTGAGAACTTT